CACTTGATGAAAACCTCGCAGGGACAGACCCTAACCCTGCAGCAGAAGGGGCATACCCTATTGCTACGCTTACATGGATACTTGCTTATGAAACTGGTAATGGTCGCAAGACTGAAGCAGTGAAGGATACCCTTAGAACATTACTTTCTACAGAGTATCAAGAGAAGGCATCTAAACTTGGTTATGTACCACTGAGAGGTGACATACTACAGAAGTCAAGAGATGCTGTTGATAGGATTGCTATATAATACAACAACAGAAGAGACCTGCGGGTCTCTTTTTATTTGGAGTGACCTATGAATTGTTATTTGAATTTAAAACCAAATAATTATGACGGTGAGTCTGATCTTCTAACATTAGACTTGCCATCTCATTATATTGATGATATAATGAAATACGTTAGACCTATTGCTGAGGAACGTCAGACAACAGAGTCTAAAGTCCTTAAGGACATTTTTAAAACATCCATTTTTGAAATTTCGAGGAGAGAAAATGAGCGTAAGAATCGTAAGAACAAGAAACGGTGAGGATATCATCTGTGATCTTTACGAGGTAACGACAAAGAAAGACCCTGAAACACCAGTGGCATTTCAATTGAGTAATCCATATAATGTTTGGCTTGAAGGCTTGGATGAACCAAGACTTTTAGTAGAAACAGAGGTTGGTGAAGGTGTCCAAAAAATTAGTGACCCCGAAATACATTTTAGACCTTGGGTTCCTCTCTCCTCATCTAAGAAAATCCTTCTTAAGATGGAAGAAGTGGTAACAGCATACGAAACGTATGATGAAGTAATCAACAAGTACAACGATTTAGTGGAGGCAGACAAAGATGGAGGAGGAGATGGTACAGGTACCACAAGAGTCCCCGATGGAACCAATGGAGTCGGAGATGCTCCAACAACAAATAAAGGTAATCTTACTGAAGAATCGGCAGGAGTATCTGATGGGGAGGGTGACGGAGCTTGATGAAGAACCAAGTCTGTTAATCGAGAACTGTTATCAGGTGATAAGTGATGAGGAGATGGTTCCATTTCCAGCATTTACACAACAACGTGACATGTTCTTGACATCTGACACAGTTTTGACTATACTGGATCCAAGTCAAAACTTGATAGACCTCTACAAATCTAAATGAGTCAGTTTTATACAAACATCCAGTTAGCTGGTGATACGATATTGTATAGGGGCTATGAAGATGGTCAACCTGTCCAGTATCGTACTAGTTTTTCACCAACGTTGTATGTGCTGTCTAATAAAAAAGAAAAGTTTAGAACACTCGATGGAAGATTTGTTTCTCCTATCGAGTTTCAAACTTCTAGGGAGGCAAGAGATTTTATAAAGAGATATGATGGTGTAGAAAGGTTTGAAGTGCATGGATATGAGAGATTTGTATATCAATATATCCGTAAGCAATTTCCAACTGAGGTAGATTACAATATCAATCAGATGAAGATCTTTGCATTGGACATTGAGGTTCAATGTGATAATGGATTCCCATCTGTAGATGAAGCAGCAGAAGAGATGCTGTCAATCACCATTAAAGATATGGTGACCAAACAATTTTATTGTTGGGCGGTTAGAGATTTCGATGCACCTGATGGTGTAGAGCAATTTGTCTATGATAATGAAAGACAGATGCTTATGAATTTTATGGAGTGGTGGGTGCAGAATACTCCAGACATTCTAACAGGATGGAATGTCAATCTGTATGACGTACCTTACATTGCTAGAAGATTAAATAGAGTTTTGGGTGAGAAGTGGATGAGGTCACTTTCGCCTTGGAATAGAACAAATGAGAGGGAAGTGTATGTTCAGGGACGTAGGAATTATGCTTATGATGTTAGTGGGATCAACATTCTTGACTATCTTGATCTTTACCGTAAGTTTACTTATAGTAACCAAGAATCCTACAGACTTGATCACATCGCTTTTGTCGAACTAGGACAAAGGAAAGTTGATCACAGTGAGTATGAGAACTTTAAAGACTTCTACACATCAGATTGGCAGAAGTTTATAGAGTATAACATCCAAGACGTTGAGTTGATTGACCGTCTTGAGGATAAGATGAAATTGCTTGACTTAGCTATCACAATGTCTTATGATGCTAAGGTTAACTTCGAGGACGTATACTCACAGGTTCGCATGTGGGATACGATGATATATAATTATCTCACTGACCGAAAGGTTGTAGTGCCTCCTAAGAAGGGTGCAAAAAAAGACGACAAATACGCAGGAGCTTATGTCAAGGAACCGAAACCAGGATGCTATGATTGGGTGGTCAGTTTTGACCTTAATAGCCTGTACCCTCATCTTATTATGCAGTACAATATCTCCCCAGAGACACTCAGGGAGACTAGACATCCCAGTGCGAGCGTTGAACGGATTTTAAATCAAGAGATTGAATTTAATGAGGACTATGCTACTTGTGCTAACGGTGCTCAATACCGTAAGGACATACATGGGTTCTTACCAGAAATGATGCAAACGATTTATGATGAACGTAAAATTTTTAAGGGTAAAATGCTTCAAGCGAAGCGGGATTATGAAACTCAACCAACTGCAAAACTGCAAAAGGATATTAGTAAATTCAATAATATCCAGATGGCGAGAAAGATCCAACTCAACTCTGCTTATGGTGCAATCGGAAACCAATACTTTCGATATTATAACTTAGCAAACGCAGAGGCAATTACTCTGTCAGGACAAGTATCTATCCGTTGGATTGAACAACGGATGAATGAGTACTTAAATAAAATTCTTAAAACCGAGGAGGTTGATTATGTTATTGCTAGTGATACCGATTCTATTTACTTGCATCTTGGTCCTTTGGTTCAAACTGTATTCAAGGGCAGAGAGACATCTAATGAAAAGATTGTTTCTTTCCTCGATAAGGTGTGTGACATGGAATTGGAAAAGTATATTTCGAGTTCTTATGAAGCGTTGGCCAACTATGTCAATGCTTACGAACAGAAAATGTTTATGAAGAGGGAGACCATTGCCAACAAAGGTATATGGACTGCCAAGAAAAGATACATCCTCAATGCATGGGACATAGAAGGAGTTAGATTTAAAGAACCTAAGTTAAAGGTTATGGGTATAGAGTGTGTTAAATCATCTACACCTGGTGCTTGTAGGGATAAGATTAAAGAGTGTCTAACTGTTATTATGAATGAAGATGAGGAAGCAGCACAGGAATTTATTTCAAATTTTAGAGATAAGTTTGATTCATTACCTGTTGAGGATATATCATTCCCCAGAGGTTGCAATGGAATAAATAAGTGGGCGAACCAATCATCCATATACGGCAAAGGAACCCCGATACATGTTCGGGGTGCTTTATTGTACAATTACTATAACAAGAAGAACAAACTTACTCATAAGTATCCCCTGATTCAGGATGGAGAAAAGATTAAGTTTGTTTATCTGAAGACCCCTAACAAGATCAACGAGAATGTCATCTCATACTTAAGCACATTTCCTAAAGAATTTGGGCTTGACAAACAGGTGGACTATGACTTACAATTCAGTAAGAGTTTCCTTGATCCAATTAAGGTCATTATGGATACGATAGGTTGGAAGCCAGAAAAAGTTGCTAGCTTGGAGTTCCTATTCGGATGACCACATACATTGTAGAATATAAGAAAGCTTTTGGTGCTGGTGCAATGCCAGAGGAGAAAGAGTTCTTTGATAAGGATGAAGCTTCATGGTTTCAAAAGGCCATGAAACGTTCTAATTACATTACTAAATTGATTGAAAAAACATCATGAACTTTTTAAAAGACATCGCAAAGGAGATTGACAATGAATATGCTTCACTGGTCAGTGACGGAGTGGCAGCTGGTGATACAAACAATTTTATCGACACTGGTAGCTATATTTTCAATGGTCTGGTTTCTGGGTCAATCTTCGGTGGAATCCCAGGAAACAAGATCACTGCTCTCGCTGGAGAGTCGAGTACTGGTAAGACTTATTTTTGTCTTGGCCTTGTTGAGCATTTCCTTAAGTCTAACAACGATAGCGGTGTCATCTACTTTGAGTCAGAGTCTGCCATTTCTAAACAGTTAATTGAAGATAGAGGAATTGATTCATCTCGTATGATGTTAGTTCCTGTTACAACTGTTCAGGAATTCCGAACTCAGGCAATAAGAATTCTAGATAAATATTTACAACAACCTCAAGATGATCGCAAACCATTGATGTTTGTGTTAGACTCTTTAGGTATGCTTTCTACTACAAAAGAAATTGAGGATTCTGAAGCGGGTAAAGAAACTCGTGATATGACTCGTGCTCAGGTTGTGAAGTCTATCTTCAGAGTCTTAACTCTTAAACTAGGAAAAGCAAACGTCCCCCTTATAGTAACAAACCATACGTACGATGTTGTCGGTTCTTATATCCCAACTAAAGAAATGGGAGGAGGCAGTGGCCTCAAATATGCCGCGAGTACGATTATCTATCTTAGCAAGAAAAAGGAAAAGGATTCGCAAGAAATTGTTGGTAACATTATCAAAGCTAAGAGTGCTAAATCGAGACTCGCAAAAGAAAACGCTCAAGTAGAAACAAGATTATTCTATGATGAGAGAGGTTTAGATTCTTATTACGGACTCCTAGAACTAGGAGAGAAGTATGAGATCTTTACAAAGGTTGGAAACCGCTACCAAATTGGAGAAGCAAAAGTATATCCTAAAGCAGTTTACCAAGACCCTGAAAAATATTTTACTCCTGAAATTATGCAAGCATTAGATGAATGTGCAGCAAAGGAGTTTCGTTACGGTGCTTAAATTAATTGATTATGTTAGAACGTATCCTGAACAAATTGGTCCAGATTTATGTGGAACTATCATTGAAGCATTTCATAAATCCGATAGCGTATATGTCGATAGAAAAGAACGACCAACCTTCCACGACTTAAATATATCTCAAAGATTTATTCAGAAGGATCCTCTATGGATGGGGATCCAAATGACTTTGCAAAATGTTTTTCTTTCAACCATAGAAAAATATATTAATGATACTGATTGTGGTTATGATTTTCCTTCGAGGTATAACTTTGAACAGTTTCGTATGAAGATGTACGAACCTAATGGGAAAGATCAATTTAAAGATCATGTTGATGTTGGTGACCATGCGTCAGCAATAAGATTTTTAGTTGCTTTCTTATATTTGAATGATGTAGACGAAGGTGGAGAAACTAATTTTCCTAAATTAGACTATGCAGTTAAGCCAAAATGTGGTAGTATACTCGTATTCCCACCAACGTGGCAATACAGACATGCAGGATTACCACCTGTATCGGGTAAGAAATATATTATAGGTTCTTATTTACACTACACAACGTCAGGAATGACTCAAGTCTTACCATGAATCTAGAAGTCACCATTATCGGTAACCTCATTTACAATGAGGAATACTCCCGTAAAGTATTACCATTTTTAAAATCAGAATACTTTACTTCTACTCCTCTTAAGATAATTTTCTTAGAGGTGCATGAATACATCAGTCAATACAATGCATTACCATCATTGAATGCTATTGGGATTGAGTGTCAAGAAAGAACTGATCTTACTGAAGATCAGTTTAAAGATATTACTGCAGTACTATCAACTCTAACTGATGAGAAGTCTGAATTTGAATGGATAGTTGATACTACAGAGAAGTGGTGTCAAGAGAGAGCAATATATCTTTCACTTATGGAGAGTGTTAAGATTGCTGATGGACAGGATTCTAAACGTGATAAGGGAGCAATACCACAGATATTAAGTGATGCTTTAGGAGTAACTTTTGATCAGAATGTAGGGCATGATTACATAAAAGATTCTGAAGAGAGATATGACTTCTACCATAAACGTGAAGACAAAATTCCTTTCGACTTGGAATTCTTCAACAAGATCACAAAGGGTGGTCTTCCTAACAAGACTCTTAACATTGCTCTTGCAGGTACTGGTGTGGGTAAGTCTTTGTTTATGTGTCATGTTGCTGCAAGTGCTTTACTCGAAGGTAAAAACGTTCTCTATGTTACTATGGAGATGGCTGAAGAGAAGATTGCGGAACGTATTGATGCAAATCTTTTAAATATTCCTATTCAGAAATTACATGACCTACCAAAGGTTATGTTTGAAAATAAGATTAGAAGTTTAGGTAAGAAAACACAAGGAAAGTTAATTATAAAAGAGTATCCTACTGCATCTGCTCATGTAGGACATTTTAAATCATTATTAAATGATCTTGCATTGAAGAGAAGTATTAAACCTGATATTATATTTGTTGATTACTTAAATATTTGTGCCTCTCAGAGGTATAAAGGGTCTATAGTAAACTCGTATACTTATGTTAAAGCAATTGCAGAAGAACTTAGAGGACTCGCAGTGGAAACAAATGTTCCCATCGTCAGTGCAACCCAAACAACTCGTTCTGGGTATGGGTCTAGTGATGTCGATCTTACTGATACCTCTGAGTCATTCGGTCTTCCCGCTACTGCTGACCTTATGTTCGCTCTTATTAGTACAGAAGAGTTGGAAGGTATGAATCAGATCATGGTGAAACAGTTAAAGAATCGATACAATGATCCTACAATGAACAAAAGATTTGTTATAGGTATTGACAGAGCGAAGATGAGGCTGTATGATGTAGAGCAATCAGCACAATCAGATATTGCAGACTCTGGTCAAGAAGATTCACCAGAGATTGTAAAGAAATTTAGTGCTAAAAAATCATTTGCCGAACTAAAGTATGATTGACCCCAAAAAGTATGCTGAGTTTGTAGACGCAGTTACATCCAAAGAATCTAAGGATTACATTTCCTTTAATTCTAGATGCTTTGAACTACAATCAGGTGAGAATGCAATTCCTATTGAAAGACTTCTAACTGCTGCCCTTGGTATGGGTGCTGAAGCAGGTGAGTTTACTGAAGTAGTAAAGAAGATGATCTTCCAAGGTAAACCAGTCAATGATGAAAATCTATTCCATCTTAAACGTGAGTTAGGTGATGTCATGTGGTATGTTATGCAAGCATGTATGGCATTGGATGTATCTCTTGATGAGGTTATTGAAATGAATATAGATAAACTTAAGTCAAGATATCCAGGTGGTGAGTTTGATGCTCACTATTCTGAAAATCGTAAACAAGGAGATTTGTAATGCCTTTATCTGAACAAGTTGAATCATCTCTTAGAGATGCTCAGAGTGAATTGAAAAATGCCTTAGCATTTTCTGCTCGTAACGAAGAAACATATGTTTCAAAACATATTGCCGATATGTTAATGAAGATTGATAATCTAATTGACACACATGACATGTTAGAACATCTTAAAAATGAGCTTTCTTGAGGACAAAATTAAAACTACCAAGGAACGCATAAAAGAGTTAGAACTCTTGATAGCAGCTTGGCAAAAACTACTCGACAAAAAGAAAGATGAGTAAGATGGATACTCAGGGCATGAGTCCTGAACTAACACCCGAACAAAGAGCAGAATGGGAGAAGTCGGGTAAGAAACAAGTTCACAAACCTGCTCTTATTACTCCAAGGAGATTGTTTACTGAGACTTATGCTAAGGAATTAAAGATCCTTATCAATGAAGTACTAGATGAGAGGGAACATAAGAAGAGAATGAAAGGAGCGTATGATGATGTTAAACCTTTACCACCATCATACTTTGATACTAAACATTTTCAGTATCGTGTTGATGAAGAAGAACCACCCTATCAAAACTGGAGTCAAGAATGAGCAGAGAAATTCCTACTAAGGATTACATGCAATCAGGTTGGGACTCTGGTCCTACTGGTTGTCATCCATATAAACGTGGAAGTAGGCACAATAAGGTAGGTATGTCTATAATGTGGACTTACTATATCCTTGTTATTATTATGGTTGCTAGATTAATTTGGGCATTAAACACATGAGACTAAC